TATTGTAGTTCCTGCAGCTCCACCGCTTTTAAATATAATAGAAGAACTTGCAGCTCCTTCAGCTTGAATACCAGTTATTCTAGCTCTTTGTGTTGTAGGAACCATTTGTCCATCTGCAGTAGCGTGGGCTACTAGTTGATCACTTGAGTATGACGCCATTTGTTTCTCCTTAAATTTTGTGTGGGCCGAAGCCCACACTTAATTAATTAATTACGCTGACTCTTTACCTTCATCTTGAACGTGATAAAAAATTGTACCGTCTAAAGTACCAGCTGTTGCTGCTGCACCTTGACCAGCTACGATTTTAATATCGTGAGTCATTTTAGTTAGACCTAAATCGTTTCCTGCAGTTGCAGAACTTGGTAGAATCATATCTTGTGCATCATCTGCAGCTCCATTATCAACGAAACCATCAGTGTCAACAAAAGTTACACCATCTACTAAATCTACAAATCCAATATCTATTTTTCCACCACCTGCTGCTTGACCATTGAAAATTATGTAATCAATGATTGCATTTTTTGGAAGTCTAACGATTCCTGTATCAGTTGATGATACTTGTGCGTCAGTTCCTGCTGCTGCATTAGTTGCTGGAACGTGAAATTGAGCTACCATAGACATACTACCTGCGTAGTTTAATCTATTTCCGCCGTTGGATCTAACCATTCCTCCGAAAGTTGTTTTACTTGTCATTTTATATTCCTCCTAGAATACGTAAATATAATTACCTAGGGCATATCGACTATACGCGTTTATATTTACTTATTTGTATTAATGTATAGTGACTAGTTTATATATTAATTTTGAGTAGAGCGCAAGAGAGCCTGTAGTGTGAAATGATTTTTCAACGATGTAGCTTTTGATTAAGTAGCTACAGAAACTTGTGGAGCAGCGCCTTCAACGCTATTCTGCCTGTGGGCAATAGCTGCTTCTTCCAGCTTAATGTCAGTAATGATTTGTTTTACTTTGTCATCTATTCTGACCATTTCAAGAGTGTATCTATTGTTAGATAGATGCTCCTGTTCCCACTTCAACTCCAAGGACCTTTTTGCTTTGTATAGGTCTTGTATCATCTATAACCTCCTCATAAGTTATTCGATTTAACGAGGAAAACATTCCCGTTGTTTCCCAGATAATATCATTTTTCCCTAGTTTGTCAACTATTGATTGTTCTAGTGAAATTGAATTATCTTCTGCTTCTACTTGGAATTTTGTATGGCGATCGTACGCCCATATATTTACTATAAATTTAGTCATTTTCTCACCCTATTTGAAAAAAGGGGCCGAATTGTGTCGGCCCCTAAATTTTATTGATTACGTTGCGTTTGAACCAAAGATACCTCTTGGATCAGAAAATCCAAATACATATCTTTCTCTCGCTTTGTATCTAACGTTGCCTGTATCAAAGTCACCTTCCATAGAAGTTTTGATAGGTGATCTATTGAAATGCTTAAGACCATTAGGCACATCAGTTTTAATGAAGAACTTCTTCGCAGCAGTTAAGTAGTTATTTACTACATATCCACCAGAGATCATTCCCATATTTCTGATTGCGTTAATGTCGTTATCAGCAGTACCTGTTCTACCAGCAGAATTCATAAGTCTGTCAGCAGTAAATTGAAGAGCTGAAGGAATTATTAATTTAACTCCTTGCGCCGCAATTTTTAGGCCTCTTTCATCAGTGAAAGCCGCGATGTCAATCAACGACTGTTCTAATGAAGTTTCGTTAAGTTCAGCAGCTGTTGCTAATTCATTTGAAAAGTTACCTGCTAATGTTGGGTGGTCAGCAGCGCAAAGCTCCTTACCATCTCCACCAGCAAAATTACTATCAAATGCATTGTTAAGTACCGCTGCACCTTTGATATTTTTAGTAGACGCCATAGATCTTGCTAAAGCTTTTGTATATCTAGACGCAAGTCTGTCATACAAGTTATCTTCGATAGCTTCTTCTGTGATAGCGAATGCTAATGCAATCGTTTCGTTAGTGTAACGAGCTGTAAAAGTTTCTTGCGCTTGGTCGAACTGAACGCCTTGGCCTTCAGCTTTAACTGCTGCGTTTGCGAAACCAGCTAACATCACTTCCTCTTCGAAAGCTCTGTCTGATGATTCAGTGTCAAAAATCTCTGTCCACTGCTCGCCGTATTGTTTGTATTCCAAGCCGAATAGTGCATTCAAACCTGGCTCTAGTTCTTTAACTAGTTGTGCTCTTGATATTGCCATATCTATATGCTCCTATTAGTTAGAAATAGATGCTGCTGGCGAAATTTGAACTATTTGGTTCGAATTAAGCACTGATGCATCATTGTTTGCCGGATCGTTTGCCGTTCTTACAATTCTAAACATTGAAGTAGCTGCTGTTCCAGTAATATCTAATTTTACTGTAGACTGTCCCTCGTATTGAGTTCCAGTTGTAGCTCCATCATTTGGATTGAATGTATGAAGAAGGTTTGCTTGAGTTACCGCTGCATCCGCTTTGCAAGTATATTCTTGCATAGGGTTGTCGTTAACTAAACCGATTCCGTCATCTGATCCAGTATTGTAGTCCTTTGCGAACGTAGTACCAGCCAAGATGTGGTTTGCGAAAGTAGGTTTTTTCGTAGAAGCGTTTATGTAAAATGCTCCGTTGAAAACACCTATGATTGGTTGGATGTTAGATGTTCCAGTTGACCAACCTGCTCCACCAGTAATACCATCGTCCATAGTGCCCGCTGTAGTATCTTGTAGATACCCATCGTCACCTGACGTATGCTGATGTGAAACAGGATTGTTTTGAAAAATCCCAACACCTAAACCTGATTTGATTTTGTATTCAGCCTGACCGCCTGTAGCAGGAGTTGATCCTACTGTAGGGGCTTGTCTAAATCCAAAACCTTCTGTTTGGTTTGCTGCCATTGTTGTTTCCTTTTTTATGTATTTGGCTACATAGCCAAATACGGATTAATTTATTTTGTTGGACCTAGAAATTGTTATAAGACTATTTCTTTGTACCACCAAAAGTTACACGAGTATTAGATTCATTACTGAATTTCATACTTGGGTGCTGTTCCTTCATAAGATTGTTCTCTACTGCTTCTTCTTTAGCCTCGTTTTGCTTTTTATAATAAGCATCGATTTGAAGCGCAATCTCCTCTGGTATCCTAGCCAGCAATAGGCCGCCCACTCCAATAACTCCAGCGTATCTGCCTTCTGTCATCTCTGGATATTGTGAGTCTGGATATTCATCGGCTCTCACCAATTCCCATCCTTCTCTCAAAGACGATGCTACATTTTTAGCATCTGATTGTCCGAGTATCTCGGCACGTATCCATTGATGTCTAAATCCAGTTGGCGCTGGTGGTGCATCAAGTGAGTTGGGTGGAGTCCAAACTTTTACAGATTCAATTTTGTCTCTAGTTTGACTCGCACGAGAAGTTTTGATTTTATCATTTTCCATTTTATGCTCCTTCCGTGATTTTTAATTGTTTTGCATAATCTTCTAGCGGCACACCTAATCTTTTAGCAATTGCTACCTGCGAAGGCGTGAGTTTTACAGTTTTTCTGCGTCCTGTTGAGGCTGAACGTTTAGCCGAAGCTACATTCTGAACTGGTTTAGTTCTTTCTGTAGTAGTATCATCCACCTTATCAAATTTGTGCGGAAATTCAAGTCTTATTCTTTTATCAACTTCTGCATAATATTCGTCAGATTTAGGATCATACCCTTCTTGCTCTACAAGTGTTTTATGTAGATCAAAAGCTGTGTAAGTCATTGCTGAATCATTACCAAACCAAGCATTTTTAGCTGCCCAATCCTCTGCTTTAGGGTCAGTAGCTGCTGCTTGAGTAGGTCTTTGAGGAGCAATATTTACATCTTTAACTGGTTCTGGTTTAGACTCTTCAGCAACTTTCATTGCATTTAGTCTTGCTCCATCCATTGTTAAATTTGCAATTTGTTCTTGCGCTGCAATTTGAGCTTCAACGTTTTGAGATTCAATAGCATTTTTTAAAGCTAACTTGGCTGCTGCCATATTAGTTTTTACTCTTGATTCAAACTCTGAAGTGTAAGACTTATCTAGTTTAGATAATCTTCCTTCTAACTCACTTTTTTGTTGGTTAGTTGCTTCTGCAAAGGCAATAGCTTCTTCTCTTTGCCTTTCAGCTTCACGCATTTTACGAGTAAGTTTAGCAATACGTTTTTGAACGCCATCACTATATTCTTTTAACTCATCTTTATCTTCTTTTTTTTCAAGTTTAGTTTCTCTTTCGTTTTCATAAGTTTTGTCAACTTCAGATACTTCTTCAACTTCAACTTTTTCTTCTACAGGTGCCTCAATTTTTTCAGGCTCACCTTTGTCATCTAAATTAATTTCAGCACCGACTGTTTCGCCGACGTCAATTAATTCTTCTGACGGTTTTTTGTTTTCGTTCTCTGTTGGCATAGTTTCCTTCCTATGTTAAATATAATGAAGAACTGATTCAGGATCACTTATGGTCCCTAACACTTCATCATCGTTTAGTATTCGCACCTCTCCACCTTCAATCGGTAAACGTGCGCCAGCATATCTAGCAAACATTACCCAATCTCCTACTTTGCACCACGGCTTATTAAATTTATCTTTGTCCGCGTATGCAAGATCTCCCATTTTTAAAACATAACCACAAGTAGTTGCGATTCTAGCTTTGTCTAATTGTTCTTGAGAGAATAAAATTCCGCCTTTAGTTTTTTCTTTTGGTGTAAAGGGTAAAACTAAAATTCTATAGCCAACCGGTTCTGGTAACTGGTCTTCTACATCTTTAATATTGTTTTCGTCTAACCTAATTGCGTGAGGTTCTTCTTTTTTTTCTGCTTCGTATTTATCTTGAAGACCAAGTTTAATTTTTGGTACTTCCTTTTCCGAGGTCGATAACGTTTCCTTCATCTTTTTGCTCCTTTGGTTCAAGCAGGTTAGAGATTTCCTGTATTATTAATTGATAAGCGTGTGCTTGTCCTAGCATATACTTATATTTCTCCATACTGTCAACCCCGCCTGTCATCATCGAGTCTCCTATTTGTTGAACAGTAGCGTTGATTCTTTTTTTAAGTTTCTCTATTAATATTAGATCGTCCATTATTTTTTCCTCTTCTTTGTTTTTTTTATTTTACTACCATATTTTTTAGTCCACTTTTTAGCTATAGCAGGTTCGTTTTTGTATAGGTATCTTCTTTGTTTTTCTGATTTAAATGGCATATTATAATTTAAATTGTTGAAGCACTTTTATCTTCTCTTCTGCTGCTGCAATTTTTTCCATTAGTTTATCTATTTCATCTATATGTTGTGGATGTTCTCCAATACCTACAGAATTTTCCAAGTAAATTTTAAGTGTTGCATCTGCCTCTAAAATTTGAGCTTCGTATCTTGCCTCTAATGCATCTAATATTGCTGTTCTCATTTTCTTTTCCTTCTCTTGTTTAAAAGTTTGACTCGTGAATGCCAACACCATTCAGTCATTTTAATAACATACGTTTCTACAAACGCAATGGCGTCATCGAGTTTTCCAAAAAAAGAGTATAAAAATTTATCTAGCATTTCCATCTTCTACGTGCCTGTCGAAGTCTCGAATTTGGATTGGCCGCAGCTTTAGGAAATTTTTTCATTTGTCCTGCACTTCTTGCGCAGTATGATTTTCGCCTGTTAGCGGCAGCGGACCCTTTTTTAACTTTACCAGTCACAGCTGTTTTTAATTTAGAACCGGGATTTTTTCTTCTATAGGCAGCGACACCGGCTCGTGTCATACCTGCTCCAGATTTTGTAGATCTGAAATTCTTTTTGTTTCTTGCAGGCATATTGTCTTGTTTTCGCATTATATATCCCTTATTCTTCCTGTAATAGGTTTATTGACCTTGCCTCCCAAAGCAAACATATTTTTTATACTATCAAAAAAACTTTTTTCTTCTTTTCCAAATTTATCTTTATATTCTTGAACAGCTTTTTTATATATTTTATCAGCCTCTCCTTGATTAACAAATTTTGGTAAGTCAGCATCTAGTTCAGGAAAAAATTCGTTATCTAAATATCTTACAAATGTTTCTTCTTTTAAAAAATACTTGTCCATTATTTCTTTAAATTCAGGTTTCATCATAATTTTATGTCTTGCTTCGTGAAGTATAGTTAACATTTTATCTAAATCTTCAGGTTCAGTTCCTGTTTCAACAGGAGTTTGATATATTGCTACTGGATATTGTCCTTTTTTTACTTTTTCTTCAAAAGTAGATTCTGGAGAAAGTATTT